ATTTTGGTGGAGTTAAAACATCTACTAACGGTACATTTGAGTTACAGTTTCCTAACGCTGACGCTACTAACGGTTTAATCAGAATAGCATAAGGAGATAATTCCTTATGTCCGCTAATGTAGGTTGGGGTAGAGATACATGGGATTCAGGTTCTTGGGGTACATCTCCTGATGCAGCAGCTGTTGTAACAGGAAATTCTGTAAGTGCTTTAATAAATAATGTATCGGTTCAAGCTTCTTCTTTAACAGCTATTACTGGAAATGAAGTTACATCTGATATAGGAACAACTACTGCTGGAGCATCTGTTTTTCAAGAACTAGGTTCAGTTCAGGCAAATACTTCTACAGGAAATGTATCTACTGGAGAAGGTAGACAGATTACAATTACATCAGCTGGCCAATTAATCTTAGATTTAAATGCTGGATCTGGCTGGGGTCGTGATGAATGGGGAGATGGTCCTTGGGGACAACCTTTAACAAGTATAGTTTCAGGTAGTGGAACTGTATTTATTGAAGATGGACAACAACTTACTTCTAGTTTAAATAATGTTTCTTCTGTAATTGCAAATTCTTCAATTACAATTTCTGGTGAGAGCTTAACTATTTCAGAAGGAAATGTTGTTTTAAATACAAATAATTTTATAGCTATTACTGGAGAGCCTTTAGTTTCTGCAACTGTTGATACTTTTGCTGTAGAAGCAGGTGGATCTATTACAATCAATACACCTACATTTGAAGCTAATGTAGAAGTAAATAGCATTAATGTAGGAAGTGCTTCATTTACAAGTATTACCGGTCAACAATTAAATATTAATTTAAATAATGTAAATACTGCAACTGAAAACTTTATTTCTGTTACAGGTGAAGAATTGACTACTTCTGTTAATACAATATCTTTAAGTACAGAACAAATATTAACGATAACTGGAAATGGAGTAACAATTAGTTCTGCAAGCATAGTACCTAAAACTGATAATATTTTACCAATTAATGGAAATCAAGCTAATATTAATGTAACATCTCTTCAATTTTGGGATCCGATTACTGGAAATATTACAGAAACTTGGACAAATATTCACTAGACAAATGACAACAAATATATATTATTTACATATAAATAAACTTACAATATAAAAAATTATGGCATCAACATATTCTTCAGATTTAAAATTAGAACTTATGGCGACCGGAGAAAACTCTGGTACATGGGGTGATAAAACAAATGATAATTTAAATTTAATTCAACAAGCTATTGCTGGTTATGAAGCTATTGCATTATCTGATGGTGGCACAGTTACTCTTGCAATGACTAATGCAACAATATCTAATGCAAGAAATATGGTAATTAAATTTACTGGAACTCTTACAGGTGCATCTATTGTTACAATACCTGATTCAATTGAAAAATTTTATATTTTTGATTGTAGTGCAGTTGTTGGACCAACAAATCTTACAATTAAAACTGCATCAGGAACAGGATTTACTTTAAATGCTGCTAAAATTTTTGCAGCATATTCTGATGGAACAAACTTAAATGAAATTTCTTTAGATACTTTAGGCGGAAGTATTGCAGCAGCAGATATTTCAGGAACTATTGCAACTGCTCAAATTGCAGATGACGCTGTAACCTCAGCAAAAATTGCTGATGATGCTGTAGTTGCTGCTAGTATAGCAGATGGTGCAGTAGGCACTGCTGCTATTGCAGACGATGCTGTTACTGCAGCCAAACTTGCAGACACTTCAGTTTCTGCAGGATCATATACAACTGCAAACATAACTGTAGATGCACAAGGTCGTTTAACTGCCGCTTCTTCTGGAGCTGGTGGTGACGGAGCATTTGTACCAAATTTAATTAAAAAGGGACCTGCAAGTGGTACATACACATCCCCTGCTAATGCTTCAAAATTTTATGCTTACGCTTTCGCAGGAGGCGGAGGTGGAGGTGGAAAAGGAGGTGGAAATCCTAGTGGTGGTACTGGTGGTGCTGGTGGTTTTGGTTTTTTTACAGGTTCTGTTGCAGCAAGCACTCCTTACTCTTACGCAGTAGGCGGAGGTGGTAATGGAGGAGGCCCAGGTGGATCTACTGGCGGAACTGGAAGCTCTGGTGGAGCTACTAATGTTACTAGTTTATTTACAGTGAACGGTGGTGCTGGTGGTCCAGGTGGAATACAACCTTCTGGAGGTGTTCCTTCAGGAGCTGCAGGAAATGCTCCAGGAGCAGCGCAAAATCTTCCTTCAAGAGCATATCTTTTTGGAGAAACTCTAGGCTCTGGCGGAGCTGGTGCAAACTCCGGTTCAGGATCAGCTGGAAACGCAGGTGGTATAGCATTTTATGATAATGGTAATTAATTATGGCTTATTTTATATTTCAACAAAATAATTTACATTCAATAGCAGCTAACGAAACTGATAAAAATTCATTACCAATAGCTAATACTTATGTGGTAAAAGAAGTTTCAGACAGTGATTTTTTAAAAGTTAAAAAACAAATTGCAGAGGTGTCTCTTTCAGGAGATAATGTTGTTGTAACAGATTATGTATCTTACAACGGATATAATGATGAAAATGATTTAAGAAACTATCATACTGAAAATGTCATAAAAAGAATTGATCAATTTTTGAATGCAGAAAACGAGGATAAATCTTTATATAGTGCAATAACTAGTTACAAAACTTATTTAGAAAATTTTGATTATAGTACGATGACTTTTCCAATGACAAAAACATGGGAAGAATATTGTGAAGATAATTCAATAGCTTACGTTAGTCCTTTACAAATACCTTAATTTTTTATAATATAGGGTATGTTCCCAAAGCTTATAGAGTTTAAGGCCCCTGAAGAATACATAAAAAATAATCAAGATTTACTACCAACACCGATGGTGTCGAATACACCAGATTGGTTTAATGAATTAAAACACTCTGTAAATAATAAAACAATAAAAGGTTGTATGCCTTTTCTTGATTCTTTAATTTCGGGATATCTTTTAAAACTTCCAAGTGATTTTTATATAGAGCACAATGTACAAGTTGATGGTAAAAAATCAACTCAAGCAGTTTGCCCAAATAGAATAAGAGGAAATTTGAATCAACAAATTAATATTAATTATGAAAATATTGGTGAATTTCATCATCCTGATCAGCTAGGTAAAAGTGAATTAGTTGAAAAAAATAAAAATTTACCTTTTCACAAAATACTAAATCCTTGGGTTATTAAAACTCCACCAGGTTATTCTTGTCTTTTTACACCCCCATTAAATAATAGAGATGATAGATTTGAAATAATGTCAGGAATTGTTGATACAGACACTTTCCCTTCTGAAATTAATTTTCCAATTATTTTTAATGGTGATAAGTACCCTTCCTTAAAAACTACTCTTAAAGTGGGTACACCATATGTGCAAGTAATTCCTTTTAAGAGAGATAATTGGAAATTAAAAATTACAAAAAATAATAAAAAAGAAAAAAATGAGTCTGAGTTTTTTCTTGTTAGATATGTTCTAGATAATTACAAAAAAAAATTTTGGAAGAAAAAATCATGGAAGTAAAAAATTATTTACATGATTATATTAGAGTGTACGATGATTTTATTTCAAAAGATCAATTAGAAATTTTTACTAGAATTTGTAAAGATTTCCAAAGATTTGAAGATGGAAAAATAAATACTCTTCAACAAGAAACAATTGTAGATAAAAAAGTAAGAAGTGTTAAAATATGGCACCTTGAACATTTAAAAACAAATAATTATACACAAATACATTGGACTAATTTTTTTGGTACTACGTTTCAAAATGCTATAAAAAAATATTCAGAATATTTTAAACTTAATGATATTTTTTATATACAGGAAATGCAAGTATTGAAGTACACAGAGGGCGGTCACTATAATTTTCATATTGATAGTGGCATAACAAACCCTAGAACAATAAGTTGTATTTTTTTTGTTAATGATGATTATGAGGGAGGAAATTTATTATTTAAATTTCCTCATGAAGAACAAACTTTAGTTATAGAGAAAATAAAAAATAGAATGATAGTTTGGCCTAGTAATTTTTTATATCCTCATGCCGTTTCACCAGTAACAAAAGGAGAAAGGTATTCAATAGTAACATGGGCAAAATAAAAAAAGATTTTAAATATAAAAAAATTAAAAATTTTTTTAGTAAAGATGAATTAAAAATTCTTCAGACTTATTGTGATATAAAATTAAGAGTTAGTACAAGTAATTTTTTTACAACTGATTGGAAGCAGGGTTTTTACGCAGACCTTATTATGGAAGCTATATTGTTAAACAAAAAAGATTTTTTAAGTAAAGAATGTGGTCTAGAGCTTTTGCCTACTTATAGTTTTTGGAGATTGTATACAAAATTTCAAAAATTACCTAAACACAAAGATAGGCCTTCTTGTGAGATTAGTGTAACAGCATGCATAAAGAATGACAAAACTAAGTGGCCTATTTTTCTTGATGGAAAATCTGTAGAATTAGATCCAGGAGATGCGTGTATTTATCTTGGTTGTGAATCTTTACATTGGAGAGAAGAATTTACTGGAGATAATAATATACAAGCCTTTTTTCATTTTGTTGATAAAGATGGTCCATATTCTAACTTTTACATGGACGAAAGAATTTTTTGGGGTGTAAATAAATATAAATAATATGATTTTTAATCAAAAAAAAGATGGATCTTGCGACCTTATATTTCACGAAGATGAAATCAAAATATTAAACAAATATAAAAAACTTCATTTAACTCCAGAATTTGTAAGACATTTTAGTAATACATTATTTAAAATTGCACACGACTTAACATCTAATTTAGATGAAGAAACAAAAAAATTACAATCCAGAGTTAATATGGATATAATTGGCGATAAACCTAACGATGTTTAATAAGATACCAATATTTCAAGATTCAATTATTATAGGATCTGTAATTGACAAAGAGTTAGATAAAACTATCTCTATGGTCTTGCAAAATGAAATGCAAGAAAACCAAGGAAATTTTTTTTCTAATAAAGGTGGTTATCAAACAAGAAATATTAATGATGACAAAATTTGTAATACTTTGTTAAAAGAATCTTCAGAAATAATCATTAAAAATTATAATTTAACTAATGTAAAAATTACAATGTATAATTTATGGATAAATAAAAACTATAAAGGTAATTATAACTCTCCTCATACTCATCCAATGTCTTTTTTTTCAGGAATATATTATCTTGATGTTTCAGAAAAAGGCGGAGACTTAATTTTATTTAGAGGAAATAGATCAAATGAAATACCAGACATTCACAATATTTTAACTAGTGAAGATTTTAGAGTAGAGTATCATTTAAAACCATTAAAACATCAGCTTATTGTTTTTCCCTCTCATTTACTTCATATGGTAACTCCTCATTTTGATGAAAGAGCTAGAATTTCTGTTTCTTTTAATATATCTATTAAATAAAAAAGCTTATAAAATTTAATTAATATACAAAATATAGTATAAATTTTGTAATTTTACTGTATAATACAAAATTATGCCATTAACTCAATTAAATTTTTTACCAGGTTTAGATACAGAAAACACCGAAACAGGTGCAGAAGGTAGATGGACAGATTGTGATAAGATTAGATTTAGAAAAGGTTTACCACAAAAAATAGGTGGTTGGACTAAATTTAGTGATGATTATTATGTAGGTAGACCATCTGCTATATTTTCATGGATATCTTTAGATGGTACAAGATATCAGTCTTTAGGAAATGATAGAAAAGTATATATTTATCAATCAGGAACGAATGCTGATATTACACCTATAAGACAATCTAATTCATTAACTTCATTATTTACAACAACTAATACAAGCTCAAATGTAATTGTAAATCACACTTCTCATGGAGCAATATTAGGAGATTTTATAACTATTTCAAATGTATCAGCAAATGTAGGTGGAATTACTACTACAGATTTAGAAAATGAATTTGAAATAGTCTTAATTAATAATGCAAATGCATATACAATTGAAACTCCTGGTACTGCAAATGCAAATGTAAATACTTCTTCTAATGCAGATATACAATATCAAATAAATATAGGACCTGCTGTTCAAACATTTGGTTATGGTTGGGGAGCAGCAACTTGGGGAGAAAGCACATGGGGAACAACTAGAACATCATCAGAAGTAGTTTTAGATATGAGACAATGGTCTTTAAATAACTGGGGAGAAGATTTAATATTAACAGAAAAAAATGGTAATACATATGATTGGGATACATCAGGAGGATTATCTTCTAATAGAGCTGAATTAATTGCAAATGCTCCTACATCATCAATATTATCAGTTATTTCTACAGATAGTAGGCATTTAATTTGCATGGGTACAGAAACAACTATCGGAAATACCTCTACTCAAGATAATTTATTTATAAGATGGTCAGATCAAGAAGATTATAATTCATGGGCTCCTAATGTTACTAATTCAGCAGGCTCTCAAAGAATTGCTGGTGGTAGTGAAATAAGGTGTGCTAAACCTGCAAAAGGAACCATACTGGTATGGACAGATACAACATTACATTCTATGTCTTTTATTGGTCCACCTTTTATTTTTGGTTTTAGACAACTTGGAAATGACTGTGGGTCTGTTTCATTAAATGGAGCTATTGTAATTGATGATATAGCTTATTGGATGTCTGATGGACAGTTTTTTAGATATGCTGGTGCTGTTCAAGAAATACCTTGTCCTATTTTAAATCATGTTTTTAATGATATAAATAAACAACAATATCAACAAGTTTATGCAGGTCAAACTTCTGATTTTTCAGAAGTTATTTGGTATTATTGTTCTTCTAATTCAAATGTAATTGATAAATATGTAATCTATAATTATTTAGAAAATAGTTGGTATTTTGGAAGCCTTAGTAGAACAACATGGATAGATAATGGAGTTGAATTAAATCCATTAGGAACTGAATATTTAGCTAATTCAAACATAGCAACTTTAACTACAATATATGGATTAACTCCCGGAAGAAGTTTAATTTATCGCCATGAAGATGGAGTTGATGCTGATGGATCAGCAATTACTTCTTTTATTGAATCAGGTGATGGTGATATTGCAGATGGAGAGAATTTTAGTTTTATTAATAAAGTTATACCAGATTTTAAAAATCAAACTGGTAATGCTAATATAACTATATCTACTAGAGATTATCCTAACAGCTCTAGAACCACAGGAGAAACCATTACAGTGTCTAATACAACACCATTTTATAATACAAGAACAAGAGGAAGACAATCTTCAGTAAAAATAGAAAGTGACGAATTAGGTAGTAATTGGCGATTTGGTACATTAAGAATCAATATTAGACCTGATGGAAAAAGATAAATATAAGA